ACTGCACCTCGTCGAGCAATTGCGGGTTGCGCAGCAGCTGGGATTGCACGTTCCTGCGGTTCAAGACGAACCTGGCGAATCTCATAGCGTGGCCCTCCCCTCTTCGGCGTGCAGTTGGACACCGATGACGCGGTCGCCGCGCCGCCATTCCTCCGGGGTCCTGGTGACTGTCAGCAGGCGTCCGCGCACGAGCAGCAGATCGCCCGTGTGGATGTCGAACGGAAGATGCCCGCGCCGGTACAGGTCGGCGCCGACCGTGACCGTGCGGCGTCCGACCTCGTCCTCCCGCTCGTACGAGCCGGGCGCGACCAGCATGCCCAGCGAGCCCACGTGCACGGGCTCGCCGGGCGTGCGCACGCCGTCCTCCAGCGTGACGGTACTGCGTTTGACGTCGACGGTCTCGTAGTCCGACGGGATCATGCGTGCACCTCCCCGCTGCTCATGTCGATCGAGAAGGCGTGCTGCCGGCCGATGCCGAGGTCGCGGCGTTCGCCCGAGGTGAGATAGAGGTCGCCGTTGGGGTTCGCCAGGGTGACCGAGTCGGTGAACGATCCGGTGGTCTGGCTGAACTGGGTGGCGCCGTCCGGTATCCCCGTCGCGTCGGCGGTCATGGCGCGTCTGACCATCGCGCAGCAGACGCGGCGGAGCGTGGCCATACGGAGCCTGCGCCAGTCGGGGCATTCGCTCATGATCTTGTCCGACGCGTCATCCAGGAGCGTCCGCGCCTTCGATGTTTCGGACTCGGTGAGCGGATGCCATCGGGCTTCCAGATCCTCGGTGGTGGCGAAGGGAGGCTCCGGCGGTTTCTCGTCGTCCGTCATGTCCCGCCTTCCTTCGGTCAGCTCGCGTTGAGCACGCCGCCCGCGCGCAGGCTGGCGAGCAGCGCGTTGACCGTCGAGATCGCGGCGGCCGCGTCCTCGCCGCTCACGTCGGGCACGGCGGCGCATTTGGTGAAGCTCGTGCCGTCGGCGCCGGCGGGCCCCGCTGGGCCGGTGTCTCCCTTGTCGCCTTTGTCCCCCTTGGCTCCGGCTGCGCCTGCGGTGCCTTTGAGGTTTTTGAAGGCGAGTTTCAGGACGCCGTCCTGGACGCTGCCGGTGCAGGACGGGGTGCCGGTGTTGTCGTCGACGGTGACCTGCACGGACGTGATCGCGGAGTCGCCGCCGCCGGTGAACGGGCTGCCGTCTGGGTTGACGAGGTCGACGGGCATGCTCAACGGGCCGGGCTTCTTCTTTTTCCCGGGCTTCTGGACGATGAGGGTCTGGGACGGGTACGTCATGGTCACTCACCCGCCTTGAGCACGGCGATGCCCTTGGGGTCGAGGATCGCGTACGAGTAGAGCGCCTCGGTGCGGTAGGCGATCTGGTTGTAGCCCTTCAGGTCCTTGCCGGTGTTGTCCGGGTCGCCGTACTCGATGATCTCGCTGGTGATGTCGCGTACCATGCCCCACTTGATCAGGCTGAAATCGCCCAGGAACGCGAGCACCTTAGTGTCCGGGGTGATCAGCCGGCCGTTGACGGTGCCGCTGGTGGCGGCGGGGATGCCGTCGAGGTTGCCGACCTGCAGGTTGATCGGGATCTCCGGGTACAGGCGCATGCCGGTGGACGGCACGCGCAGCTTGCGCAGCTGAGCGGCCCATGTCTTGCTCAGGGCGATGCCGTTGATGTCGTACTCGTCGGACACGGCCTCGGCCAGCGCGTCGATGTCGGCCACTTCGTCACCTTCGGACGTGACCTGCACGGCGGACGCGGACAGGGCGGTGAACCCGTCGAGCGTGGTCTTGGGCTTGGGGTTGAACGCGTGGTAGACCACGTAGTCGAGCACTCGACCCAATGCCTTGGCCTGGTCGTCCTGGATGCTCTTGACGATCTGCATCTGGTTGTCCTCGTCGGCCCACTTGAGCTCCGAGGTGACGCGCGTGGTGGTGACGACCTTGAACCGTTTGCCGACGACCGGGGTGAGGGTCTCCTCGTAGCTGCTCTTCTGCGCGCCCTCGGCCACGACCTCGGCCTCGCTGCTGCCGTTGAACACCATGTAGTCCTTGTCGAGGAACAGCTGGGGTTCGGCCGTGCTGAGCGCGGCGATGGTGCTGGTGTCCTTGGCCTTCTTGGTGATGACGGTGGCCACTTCGTGGGGCAGCCTGATCTTGGTGGTGTCCATTGCCATGATGATTGGTCCTTTCGGTTATTCGTTTCGTCCGAACAGCTGGCCCACGTAGGAGCGCAGGCTCGCGTCGGAGTCCTCGGTCTTGGGGTTGTTCGGGGTAGCTGTCTGGTTGGGCATCGGTGATGCCTTGGACTTGGGGTGCAGGGCGGCGGACAGCAGGTCGGCGTGGGCCTCCAGCTCCTCGCGCGTGGAGCCGCGCAGCAGGCCGGCGGGCACGTTCTTGGACTTGGAGACCTCCTCGACCCATTCGGCGTGCTGCTTTTCGGCCGCGGCGTCGTCGATCCGCTTCTGCAGGGCGGCGTTCTCCTCGCGGAGCTTCTCGACCTCGCTCTTGCCGGCGTTCTCGGCCTCGTCGAACTTCAGGGCCTTGGCCTTGAGTTCCTCGTAGTCCTTGTATTTGCCGCGTTCCTTGGCGAGACGGGATTCGACGATCGCGTCGACCTGCTCCTGGGTGAACGTCTTCGGATCGCCCTCGCCGGAGCCTCCGCCCGGCACTCCCCCGTCGATGAGGCGGATGCGGTTGCTGTGGTTCCATGCGTGCATGAACATCTGCTATGCCTTTCTGGTCCCGTGTGTGGAGTTGCCACGGGCCGCCACGGTACGGTTCCCGTTCTCCCCTCGTGCGGCGAGGGTCGCCGGACGGCATGGGCCGCCGAAATCGATGCGCCCGTTTCCAGGCATAAGAAAAGCCACCACGGCGATGCCGTGATGGCTTTTGATGCATAAGCATGAACCGCTTATTCGAGCAGTTTCATGAATTCGTCCTTGTCCTCGTCGTCGAGCAGCGCCACGGCGTCGGCGACGATGTTCCTGTCAGCACCGTTGACGCCCGCGACCCATAGCAGGTCGAGCATGGCCTCGTAGGGCTCCCCCGCCCTCAGGCACGCGTCGACCATGGCCTGCTGGTTGGCGGTCAGATGGTCCCATGCAAGGGGTTTGAGCCTGTCGGCCATGTCACGGTATCGGCGCTGCATGTCCATCAGGTGTTCACCCCTCTCTTGTCGGCTACGTCCGGGAACGCGGTGCTGACGCGCCATCCGTTCTTCCTGCGGGTCAGTTTCACGAGCACCTTCACGCCTTCGATGGTCTTGGTCATCTGCCGGCTCATCGGCCGTGCCCCCGGCTCGTCGGTGTCGGGTGAGGCTATGGTCTCGTTCACGGCCCATTTTATCTTCTCCACGTCCCAATCGTCGGGGAAATGGGTTTTGTCTTCGATGGTGGCCCATGCCGCGTGGCCGCCCTTGCCGGTGGGATCGCCGTCGATGATGTGCCGCCACAATCTTCCGCTGACGTGGACCACGTCTTCGGGCCATGGACGGCTGAGCTCGTAGACCCCTCCTCTCAGCTTGTCGGGGTACAGGTGGTTCATGGCGACCATGACCGCGTTGGTGTCGCGGTCGTCGCCTGCCTCGGCGACGGCTGCCTTGTACATGTCCTTCCATTCGCGCTGTTTGTCGAGGATCGTCTTGTCGGCTCCCCAGCTGACGCCCACCGTGCAGTGGCAGTGGCCGTCGTGGAATCCGCCTCCGAGCTGGGCGGTCTCCTTGCTCAGGTATTCGTATCCTCGGCTGGCGAGCATGACGCAGAACGCGCATGGTTTCGCGCCGTGGCAGAAGCGCGCCCATCTCGGCTCGCTGGGGTCGGTGCGCAGGTTGCGCTGCGTGGTCAGCCTGGTGGAGGTCATGATCATGTCGGCGATGAGCTGCTGCACGTCGTCCGGGTTCGACAGGTCGGGCCACAGGTCCTCGATGGTCAGGCCGGCCCTGGACTGGCCCGCCATGACCTGCTTGTAGGTCAGGCCGTTGAAGTCGGTGTTGGAGAACCCCTTCATCTGCTGCCACAGGACACGGTCGGCCTCCACGGGGTCGGCGTGGTCGAACTCCGGCAGGCTGAGGCCGGCGTACCGTTCCCACAATCCCCGCTGC